TGTTCCAGCAACACCTGCTGTGTTTGTACCACCACCTTGATAACCATAGCCACCATCTTTACCAGCATCAGAACCACCACCGTATTGACGTCTGCCATCCATACCCATAACACCACCAAAAGCTCTTCCAACTCTTTGGCCCATTGCGTACATCTGTCTAGCTTGTTGTAATCTTGTAATTGACATTATCGTCTTCCTCCAGTTTGTATATCTAACCTAAAAGTACCTAGTTTCCAACTGGTATCTACTGCTGTATTAGATATTGTAAGAGCTATAGCTCTACCTCTAGCCCTTGTGTCTACTTTATCTGTTGTAGAAGATACTGTAAAAGGACCCAATGATGAACTGGCTGCAGTGTCATTTGGATAATTTCTTAAATCTAATTGTATAATAGCGTTTCCTTGTTGTGCTATAAAATCTGGTATTATTCTACTAACTCTCATTATGTTTTCTCCATCACCTCTAAGATCACCTAAGTTAGTTGCAGCTCCTCTAATAACTTTTTGTGTAATATCATAATCTCCAGATGTAATATTTGCTGGAATAGCTACAGCCGTAGTTGCTGCTTCTTGTTGATTAACTCCTGTTTCATGTTCAAAATAAATTGTTGTACCATCTGTATTACCAGTTACATCGTAAGATGCATCATCACCTGCATTATATTTTGTTCCATGAGGTAAACCAAATACTGCAGAATCTTCCCAAGTGCTTCTTGGAAACAACGAACTTGCATTTGTAAACCATATAGGTCTTTTAGATGTTGAATCTAAATAACTATATGTAACTGCTCTGTTAACTACATTAGACGTACTTGTTGGATAGAACCATGTAATTTCACCAAATAAATTATTAATACCACAATAAACCAATTGATTAGATGTTATGTTAAGATCATCGTAAACGTAGTCTTCAACTAAACAGTCCATAGATTCTAGTTTACCTGTGTATCTAAAGAAACCATTATCAGACATCCAGTATGCAGCACCATCAACTTCAACTGCTGCATTCATACCAATTAATCCACAGTTTGTACCAACTTGTTCAAAAGCAAATGTAAAAGGAGTACCAACAAAACGCATGGTAAATAAAGATGTATCCGTCCAAATGTAAATTGCATTTCTACCTAGTTTACCACCCATGATCCGTGATCCGGCGGCCAGTCTTTGTGTGCCAGCAGTATTTTCTGCTGTAGGTGTGTAGTCATTTATATTTTCCTGAGACGAAAATCTTATAAACATATCATCTTGAGTTGTTTTATCACCAATAGTTGTTTCTGTTCCAAAAAATACTAAGTGACGATCAGGTGTAGACACTAACATATCACGTGACGCTGTTGGTGCACCCGTTATAATTGTAGCTCTTGTTGATGTTGCACTTGTTGCATCGCCATCCCATTCAAAACATTCACCGTTATGTATTAATGCTATAAGAGTTGAGCCTAAATTGTCTAAAGACCATAAACCAGGATCTGTTACTTTATCAGTGTTGGCTGCAGGTGACCCCCATCCTGTAAAACTAGATGAGTTAGTTACTGTTGCACCATTAGAATGAGTCGTAGCTGTAGTTCCTCTAGCCGCTCTTCCTATGCCTGTTAATTTATTTCCAGAAATTCCTGTATATGATATTTCTTCTGTTCCTATTTGAACATGGTTAGTTCCTGTAGATGGAAAACCTGTTGCATTGGTTAATGTAATCTCTGTAGCAGAACCATTGTTTCCTCCTGACGTAGCACTAATAGCTCCGTTTAAAGTATTAGTTAATGCTCCTAATATATTACCACCCCACAATGCAATACCCCAACCAAACGCTCCTATTTGTTCTGCTGGTCCCACATGATAATATTGAAAAAATTTTATACCACCAGATGTTGTTGCACCACTTCCTGTTTCATTGCTGGGCATTGTAATAGTTATAGTGTCTGTTGAAGGCACACTTGTTACCATAAATTTTTTGTCACAAAAATCTGCAGCACCAAAATTAGAGTTAGTTATTGCACTAAATGTAGATGTATCACCAAATAAAATTATGTCTCCTGGTTTAAAAGTAGTTGGAGTTGGAAATGTAATGGTTACAGTTGGTGATCCATTAGTGGTGCTAAAAGCACTTGTAATAGCTGTACCTGATGGATTAACTAAAGGGTGAATGTCATAAAACACACCACCAGAATATACATATAAAATTCTATTAGTTCCTATGGCTGCAAATTTTGTTGATGTTTTGTTTACAAAATGATGCAAACCCCTAGCTGCACCTGTTAACTTAGCTGCACCTAATTGATTCCAACCACCTATTTTTTCAGGTGTACCATATCTAAAACGTACATTTTCTCCGTCTATCCATTGAGACTCTGCACCGGTAGATGTAACTTGTTTATTGAATCCTGGTAAAAAACCTAGTTTTTGTAGCATATGTGTCCTAATTTAAAGAAAACTTATACCATATTAAACCACCCAGTTGCAATATACTTTTCCTGGGTTGGGGAAGGTATACCCCTATGAGTATATGTAAAATCTGCTGGCCAAATAAGAGATAAACCTTTCTTAGGTTTAATTTTAACTTTTTGAAAATGAAATTCTGTTTCTCCTTGATCTTCTACGTCATTTAAATAAGTCATAAATACAAGTGTTCTTGTGATTATATGACCTTTAATGTCTGTTCTTTCAAAGTGCCAGTCTTTATATCCACCTCCTGCAGGGTAATGTTGTATGTTAAAACCCTCTTGTGTAAAAAGTGAAAGACGAATATTATTTGGTTCTGGAAAACTATTGACCTTAAAAAAACTATTCAATCCTTTTTTTAATTCTAAGAAATACGACTCAACATCAGGATGATTGCTACTCGGATATACAGCAACATCCATAGAGTCTTTAATATTTTTATCTACTACTTTATTAGAATTAGCCCCTTGAAATTTATATTCAATGTTACCCTTATGGTATTCTATTAATTTACTACAAATATTTTCATTAATATTAAACTGATGTATAAAATTATCCACGTTTATAATCCGAAGGTAGTCCTAAATGCGGTCGTCCATCATATTTATTTTTATCACCCTGAGTTTCAATATTATTATAATGTAAAAATACTTGGGCGCAGTTTTGTCCTTCAAATTTATCTCGCCAATGTTCTAACACACACCCAGAATAAACTAACATGTCACCAGGATTTAAATCTACTTTTATTCCAGGATTTGTACTTGTAAATGTGCAACCATTTTTATCTGGTATGCCGACATTTTTATTTGGTTCTAAAAATATTGGCCAAGGATCTCCTCCTAAATTCATTGTTGTAGATATTTCACATGACATCCTATCTTTGTGTCTTTCTAAGACATCATTTTTTTTATAAATTCTTGCATAAGAATAAGTAGGGCATAAGTTTAATCCAGTTTTTTCTTCCATAATTGGTTTGACTTTTTCTAATAAAGTTTCCATTAAAATATCGCTATAGTTAGAATAAGTTTCTAATACTTGTGGATCATTCCAAACACCTAACATAGTTTCAAAAGGTGGTATAAAGTTGTCATCAAATAAAGTTCTAGCTACTTTTCTTTTTAAAATTAAATAATTATAAGCAAACTCTGCCAATTCTTTAGGTATAGCATTTTTAATTACAGTGTATTTTTTAATTTTAAAATCTGACATCAAAATCTTTAAATTTATTTATTATACTTTCAGGTAAAATATCTTCTACCACAGTTTTACTTTCCTGTATACCGTTTGTATCAAGTGTGTGAAAAACACCAGACAACATAGAATCGTCATATGTTATTCCATTAATACTAAATTGTTTTATATTGTTATAATCAGGTTTGACAAAATCTATTTTTAAAAAACTACATACTTTTTTTAACTGTACATCTGGTTCATTAACTAAATCTTTATAATTAATTAAAACATAATTTTGTTTTGTTTTTATTATATTTTCAATAGAAATTAAATTATCCATAATAACTGAAGCATGTTGTCCTTGAATTATTTTATAACAATAATTTTCTACATCATCTGGTTTATCTTTTATAACAAAAGAAGAAAGAACTTCTAAAAAAGGTCTGTATAAAATAACATATTTTCTATCTTTAATTACATCTTGTAAAAACAAATGATACTCAGGGTGACCCCAAGGTGCTCTATCTAAAATGTTTTCACAGTTATAGTGTTTATAATAATTATTAAAAAAATTATCTACAACATTATCTATACCTTTATAATCTGGAAAATTTTTAAACAGTTGCTCATGTTTAATTTTTATTATGTTTCTTAATAATAAAGCATTAAGACTATTGGGACTAACTTTAATATTTGGATTTTGATTCATTAAAGAACCAAACAAAGTATTTCCTGCTCTAGGCATTCCTGTTAAAAAATAAATATTCATTTCCAAGAATTACCACAACTCCATAACACTAATGAATATCTTATCCCTTCCGTTACAGGTTTAACTCTATGGTATGTATCAGAAGGAAAAATAACTATAGACCCTTTTGGTTGCACTTCTTTACATATTTTAGTGTAGGTATCTCCATTTGCATCATCATTAAATTTAAATTCAAATTCGCCACCTTTATAATCTTTAGGGTCTGATAAAGAACAAGTCATCGAGAGTTTTCTTACTTTACCTTTTAAGTCAGGCCCTTCTTTATCACCATAAGGTTCTTTCCAACTATCACAATGCCAATCATAAAATTGATTAAGTTTATACTTTGTAAATTGAGCGGCTTCAGAGTAACTCCATTCAAAATTCCAACCTGAATTATGATTAGCTACTCTAACATAATGATGTAAATATCTGTAAAGCCATTTCTCACTTAACCAAACAATATTTGAATCTCTTCTTTTTTTAAGATTTAATAATTCTTCTTCTTTTAAATCTTCTTCTTTATGTATTACTTGTGAATGTTTACTTTTTTTTGCATCTCTTTGTAAACCACCTGTTATACCTAACTGTTCTTTTTTAGACTTACCAAACTCAATAAGTTTATCGCAAAAATGATCTGGTAATGCTTTAGTAAAATACCAATAGTTATTTTTAAAATTCATGTCTTTATGACACTTTTATATATTATTGAAAAAATATGTCTAGATTAACTTGGCCACTCGCCTGCTTTAACTGATGCAAATTGAGATTGTAAAGACCATACTCCAGGTGCAGCACCTGGTTCTATGAAAGCAACTCTACCATCAGCACCGCCTTTTCCAGAAGGGTTATTAGATCCTCCACCGCCGCCTGATCCTGCAACAGCTCCTGGTGCATTTCTCATTCCTGGTGATCCACCTCCGGGTCCAGGTGATCCACCACCTACACCGCCTTCACCTCTAGCACTTGGTGGGTATGGGGGAGAAGGTGCACCACCGCCTCCACCACCAAAAAATCCGTCTTGACTTGAAGGTGTAATATACCAAGGTTGTGTAGGTCCAAAAACAGGTCTAACATCTAAACCAGTTCCACCATTTCCACCACCATAGTTTCCGCCTCCTGGTCCAGCAGAAGTTCCAGCGCCTCCAGCGCCACCTCCGCCATTTCCTCCAACGTTTCCTGGAGGAGAAGCAGAAGGTAAAAAACCACCTTTATTACCATGACCAAATGTTCCAGAATCACCTGGTTCACCTGGTTGACTTCCAGCCGCAGGATCTGGTCCTACACTACTACCTGATTGAGGGCCTGCACTTCCACCGGAAGAACCTCCGGTACCGCCAGCACCTCTAGGTATGTTTCCACCATCACCACCACCTCTAGCTCTTAAAAATAAAGGAGTGCCTGGTGCAATACTTGTATCTGCTCCAACCGCAGAAGAACTTCCTCCGCCACCAATTGTAACAGCAACAGGGGTTGCAGGACCAACAGCAAAATTAGGTGCGGGTACAAGAACTATACCTCCAGCTCCTCCGCCACCACCTTTATTGTCATTGGAGTTTCCACCTCCACCTCCACCACCGATTACTAAAACTCCCGCTGTCGATGTTGTTGGTCTTGATGTAAAAGTTCCTGGACTTGTAAAAGTTGTAGTTAAAGCTGTTACAACACTATTATCAACACCTATTACTCCACCGTTTCCTTTAGCCATTGTTAATCTCCCATTCTAAATTTGTTGAATTCCATATATAATTATTTTCTAACACACCATTAACATCTATAGTATAAGCAATCCATCTTTGATTTGACTCATCCCAATCATAATTATAGGGTTGTTCATAACTTACACCTAAAGGTCCTGTTAAAGTTACACCAGTAGTAGTAGTAATTGGAAATGCAATAGGGGGTTGCCATCTTCCTGTTGTTGAATTTATAGTCCATGACTCATAAGGTTTTGGTGGACTGAATCCATCTATATCCGAGTGATAAATATATCCTATTCCTGCGTAATTTTTTCTATAAGCTTTGCTCTGATCTTCATCTTCTAATCCTGTTTCAGGATCAAAATATTTTCCCATGTTTGTGTTGTAGGATGTTTGTTTCCAAACACCTCCCTCAAAATTATCCGACACCCATTGTTCAGCTTCAGTAGATCTCTCTCCACCGTTATTAGCTACGTCTTTATCATCTATAACAAGGACGTTTGTTACAATATTGTTTTCATCTAATTTTGCAAAATGTGCCATTATTATTCCCACTCCCATGTTGTTGTATTAAAATTAGAAAGTTCATGAATATTTCTAGGAATAAAACCATCATTGGAACTATCATAAGTGCTTCCTTTATTTCCAAATTGTTTTCTAAAACTATGATCTTTTGCTGTTTGTTTCCAATAAGTGTCTGGATATTCACTCCATCCTTGTTGTTCCATTAAAAAAGAATCATTAGGTATATTATTTGCAACCCATGTTTCCGCTTCTACTGATAGGTTACCACCATTTGCAGCAACATCTTCGTCTGCTATTCTTACTACTCTAATAACTTTATTATTATCTGTTCTTATTTCTGAAAAATCTGCCATATTTAATCTGCCCAAGTTTGTGCTTTTCTATAAAAAACTACATCGTCCATACTCCATACTCCTGAACTAACATAAACTGAATCTGTTTCTCTTGTAACTACAATACCACTTCCACCAACTTTATTAGCATAAGCAGGGGGTCCTGCAGGAGGCGTAGTTCCAGCTCCACCACCAGCTCCACCACCAAGTCCGTCTGTTCCAGGATTTCCAACGGGACCGCCATTAGCTCCACCACCAGATCCACCAGATCCATAAAAGAAAGGTCCTGTTTGTGAATTACCAGCAGCTCCACCGCCACCACCTGAATAAGTTACAGAAGCACCTGTAATTGAATTTGCTGTACCAGCTCCACCGTTTCCGGCTACTGAATTACCAGGAGCCCAAGTAACACTTGTTCCAACTGCTCCAGCTCCACCACCACCAGCAGCAAATGAATTAGTTCCTGGACCGGGTTCACCGTTTGCATCAGTTCCTCCACCATTATTACCTTGAGGAGGACTTGTAGGAGGAGTATTACCAGCTGTTTCTGGTTTACTACCATATAAATATTTTCCGGCTCCACCACCTGAACCACCAGCTTCACCAGCAGCTCCACCAGAAGAAGTTGTACAACCACCACCATAACCACCACCGGCTGATGTAATAGGTCCAAATACAGAATTTGAATCTGCACCTCCTACTGTAACAGGTGTTGTTGCTGGGATAGTTAAAGCACTGCCGCCAGGGAAAGAAGTTCTATAACCTCCACCTCCGCCGCCACCAGCGCCTACTACGTTGTCGTTAGCTAAATTTCCTGCTTGGGCACCACCGCCACCACCTACTACTAAGTAGTCAACAGCTTT